TTACCAAGCGAATGTTTTGCAATCAATATGAAGGATGGGTTTCTACAAACGCATCTGATCTCAATCTTAAATTGCGATCAAACATGGGAAAAATCCTTTGGTTGAATGAGCGCGATGAAATTATTAATGGTGCATCTCCTATTAGAATTTTCTTTCCAGTAGGACGCACTTTTATAATAAATGCACATTATGTTCGTTTAATTGATCGCATGCAAGAAAAGCAACCGCTCTTCAAAATCCGCATTTGTTCATCATTTTCAGATACTGGCATTGATTATTATTGGAAAGATTTGCAACCACTTGTTAAGGATTATACTCGTGCAGGTCAAATGACTGATTTGTGTTGTATTCAACTTGATAAGAAATGTATGAGATACCCAGATTTGCGCAAGCATATTATGGAACGATCATATCTTTCAAATCTTGTTGGCACTCGAGTTGTCTCAACTGTTGCAGATTGTGCAAATAAGACATTTGAAACAAAATTTGGTATTGTTGAGAATTTGACACTGCAAGAAACAGTTGACACTGATGGTTCCCGCTTTACATGCCAATCTGCAACAACCAACATTGGTTCACGAGAAGGTGATTGCGGAAGTGTTTACCTGATGGATAGCTTGACTAGCGCACGACGCATTTGTGGAATTCACTTTGCTGGCTGTGCTGGAAAAGCATGTTTCATTCCATTAGTATATGAAGACTTGGTCAACATTATTGATGAGGATGAGCAAATTATGCCAAATTACACTCCATCAGAAGACATGCCTGCTGCTATTGTTCAAGGAAACTGTGTTTCGTTGGGAGATATTCTTGATCCTCCATATCCAAATGTGAAGACAAAGATTCACTCAACTCGTATCCTGAACAAGGTGTATCCAACAGAAATGGCTCCAGCAAAGTTGATGCATCCGGAAAAAGAAGATGGTCCAATGTTCAAAGGCATTCAGAAACAATTCAAAAATGTACCAACACTTGATGCAAATATTCTGAAAAGAAGTGTCCTATCGTATAAACAACAATTAGCCAAGTCAAAGTGCAATTATTCAAACATGAAAGTATTGAATTTTGATGAAGCCGTTAAAGGAACTGATTCTGAATATATCAAAGGTATCAATCGTGTAACATCAGCTGGTTATCCTTGGTGTCATGAAAAATCAAAAGGTAAGACTCTCTGGTTTGGTAATCTTGAATGGGATCTTTATGGAAAGAAAGCTCAACAGGTGCGAAGGATTGTCACTAAACAAGTGGAAGAAATGAAACTTGGTCTAGTCCAACCTTACATCTTTGTTGACACTCTTAAAGATGAAACATTGCCAAAAATGAAAGTTGAAATTGGAAAGACAAGAGTTTTTGCTGCTGCTCCAATGGATTTTGTCATTGCATTCCGTATGTACTTTATTTCCTTCATTGCTTTCCTTATGGAAAAACGCATTGATACTGAAAGTGCTGTTGGTATTCGTTGTCAATCTCTTGAATGGGACAAGCTTGCAAAACATCTTTTGAAGTATGGAGATAACCATGTTGCTGGAGATTTTAGTAACTATGATGGTACACTTCATCCAGATATCTTGTGGCAGATTTTGGAAGTGATAGAAGATTATTATCGTCAATCCCCAACTTATGCTAAAGAAGATGCCATGGTGCGTAAGTGTTTATGGGAAAGTGTTGTTAATTCTTATCACATTTGTGGCAAGAGATTGTACAAACTCAACCATTCACAACCATCAGGAAACCCAGCAACTGCTATCTTGAAC